AACAGCACCAATAATGTTCATAATATCTAAGCAGTCAATAGGGCGGAGATTACGACCAACTCTCTTCTCTAACACTTCACTAATCTTATTAATACCCCAGCATAGGTCTTCTGGACCACTAGCTGTGCCACCAAAGCCTTTGATTGGAGCACCCTTACCACGAATGTTCATTGTAGAGAAAGAGAATGTACTCTTCTTGTCGCTTAGAAAAGCTGCTTTAAGCGTTTTACCGAGAAGTGCAACCCATCCCTCCCTAGAATCAGGAACAATAAAATCAGCATCGGCAACATCAAGGCGAGTCGGAGCAGAAAAGCTGGGATTAACAATAGGTAATTTATCAACATTAACTTTCTGAATATTATAACCAACACCAGAGCCAAGCATTAACATATCCATCGCCCATGTGAAAGGACGAACAGGCTCATTGATAACAGTAAAAGCACAGTTTTGAAGACTGGCTAGACCTAACTTGTCTACAGTACCTGTCCCCATTTGCCAAAGAAATCGACCAGCAACAGTGCCTTTCAATTCCATTAAGTATTTTTTCAATCTTTCATTTTCTTCTTGTGTAAAACCAACATTCAACTGCTTGTTCGCTGATGTGATTACACGATTCACTGTGTCTTCAAACTCTTCTGTAGGGCTATTAATATCTGCTTCGTTCATACGACGAGCATAAGTTCTTTTATAAGTAATGTACCCAACGGTACTAAACGGTGTCTTGTGTTCCATGTATTATCTAACTTCCTTCTCCAGTTTATCGGCATTCTCTTCAATTCGGTCAGAGAACAGTTCTACAATGTCTTCGCTAGTGATGTTTAATAGCTCCAACAAGGTTATCTCATCAAGCTCTATAAGTCGCTCTTTAATCTCGTGCAGTAATAACGGCATCTTTTTCTTTCTTGATGAGGTATTCTAAGTAGTGCTTGGCTTTTTCTAAGTCTTCCACACCATTCTTATATTTATAGCGTAACAAGTATTTTAACACATTTCCAGAATAATAGCACAGCTCCCATTCGTCAATGATTTCCCACGGTTGAATTGCTCGTTTGTAATGGTCTCCAGCTATTTGACGAGACATAACATCACCTGCGTCTTCACTACCTTCAGCATAGGCTTTATAGACCTTCTTAGTGTTCTCAGCCCATGCTTCGTAAGTATCTCCTAGGTTAGGCATCGCTACTGGTGATGAATACATATTATGGTTTCCGCTCATCAAGCAACCCCTTTGATTTTAATACCTTTTTTAACCGCTGTAGTCCCTTGACTCCACGAACCGCAATCACGGCATTGATACCTCTGGTATGTTCCTGTTGTTGCCAAAGAGAATCCACGCTTCTGTATCTTCGACGAAGCACAGCTTGGGCATACATGATTGTCCGTATTAAGATTGTGATTTGGAAGCGATTTAATCCAAGGAAGAAGCTTATAGTAAAGCTTCTCCAATAAGATGACATCCTGGATGTTGTACTTTTCCATACGACTCCAAGCTGCGTTATCTTTGTCCATACACTTAAGCCAGAGTTCAAATCCTTCATGTTCTACTTTCTTTCCTAATCCTAGTTGCTGTGAGACATAATCTAGTTTGTTAGAAGTAAACCTAAAGTTGCTCCTAACAGTACGCAGTAAGTCAATCTTCTTAGAAGGAGATGGTGGATTAAGATTATGTAAGAGAAATTCCTTGTTGAGAATAGGTAGGTCGAACTTATTGCCATTATAAGTAACAAGACCGTCTGCTTGGTCGATAAGTCCATGTATACCTTTCAGCATCTTCTTACGAGATGATTTATGGATTGAGTCAAACACAACTTCTTTATCACCGAGCCACTTGGCACAGTAACAAAGAACTTGCGATGAATCTATCATTTGATTGATGCCGATGTTCTGGTCGAATAAACCCCACACATAGGCGGAGTTTGGACTTGTTTCAATGTCAAGCAATAAGATTCTCATTTAACTTTCTTCTCCCATTGATAGACAAACCAAGGACCTACAACTTCTAGGGCATCAACGACTTTCTGAAACTGCTCTAAGTCTTCCTGTCCCCAGGTCTTTTCTTTAATGTCTTTCTTTAGTGCCTTTGCTGTACCAATAAGACGAGCTGCAACAATCTCATCACAAAAGTCATTGTCAACATCTATTTTAACTTCATTCATAATTTACCCCGCCATCATGTCAAATAATACTTCAGCATCAATCACCGCTAACGGTGCTCTGCCATTCTGTTTAATAATCACGATTGGTTCGTACTTACCGTGGGACTTTGCTTGGTCGTAGTAGTTGTAAACCGCTACCTTAGCTAAAGACTTGCATTCAAACACTGCTGGTATTTCTTCCTTAGCTGCTTGAGACATCACGACATCTTCACCGTGAGAACCCATTGGACAGCTTCTAAGGTCAAGCTCTGTTAACTGTGGATACCTTTCTAACAGTTGCTTTACGACCCATTTTTGTAAGTTTCGTCCTTTCGACTTTGCTGATTGTGTCTTCACGAGCTAGTACCTTTCTATTCTTAATCCATGCTTTCGGAATGTGCATTCTTGCGTTGGTTTGGTCAACAGACCAGGTAGATGCTAAACAGACTGCTTCATCTGTTTCGTCAACTAAATAACCCACAGTGATGCAATGGTGTATCTCTGCTTTTGTCTTAGATTCCCAACCGACATCAGCAACAGCATCAATCCACGACACCTGAATTATCTTTGGGGAGGCTGCCATACATCTCCTTCTTTCCGCTGTAGGTACAGCAATTGTCCGTTCTCTAACACTCTCACAGTGTCTCCGTCATAGGCTTTTAGCACTGCATCGTACAGTTCTTCAACAGTTGTGCAGTCCTTGAGTAGCTTAGTCCCTTTAGCAGGACCAATACCTTTCAGACCTTCAATGTTGTCAACTCTGTCGCCAGTAAGAATTTGTAGGTAGAAGCTGTGCCAACCAGCGAATTCAGAGACATAATACTTCTCTTTCTTTCGATAGTTGTAATGATGCCCTCGGAACTGATTAAGGTCTTTGTCGATGTGTACCATGATTGAGTCATGCTCATCGAGAGCGTAAGCAGCAATACCGACAGCATCGTCAGCTTCTATACCTTCTGTGACTACAAACTCCCAGTCGTTCACTAAGTGATTTCTTAGGGCTTGCAGGTGTACAGGTTTTTCTGTTGGTCGAGTTCCTTTATATGGAGCTGTGACTGCGATGTCGTTGCGGAAGTTACCCTTTCCAGTAAGGAATCCCTTATAGTCATCACACTCTAAATCCATGCAAAGCTCTACCACTGTTGCTTCTAACCTAGACACCGCTAACGCTTCGTCTACATCGTTGCTAGAAAAGCCAACGGCATAGCACAAAGAGTCAGCGTCGATTAAAGCAGTTATCACAGAATATCGTCATCCATGTCGGCTGTTGCTACACCTTCAGGATTGTATTCCTTTAGGTCAGTAATAACAATCTTCATCAATGATGGGCTGATACCCTTCTTGTTCATGAACTTCCACTCATAAGCAGAAACCATTGCTGTTGCTTTAGAGTTGTTAGCCACGATTGCAGTGATGTGGTTACCTGAAGAGTCTTGTGGACGGATAGGGTTCACAGACTTGCAAGTGATGTAGTTACCTTGCTCAGGCTTCTTAGGGTTGTTGTTGACAGCGATGCCCATTGCTTCCAATGCTGCTACTGCGTCATCAGATAGGTTGCAAAGGTCTACTTGGTATTTTTGACTAAGGTCATTAATCTTGTCAAAGTATGCCCAGAAGATATCGGCTTTTAGTTTAACTGGTGTACTCATTTATTACTCCTTTAAAAATGTTGCTGTTACTGATTATAGTGGGTTGTCAAGCTTTGTCAAACATTTGTGTTTCATCATGTGAAATAGTTAGTGAACCTTTCGTGGCACACCTTCTTCGTATTCATCAAGACCTTCTAGTGTACCGTCTTCTAAGTCTTGGACACAGTCGATAAGCAATTGAAAGGACTCGTCTAAACTCATTGATGTCTCAATAGAATAGGTGTTGTCGGTAAAGGCACGAAGAACCACCATGCCGTATAGATTCTCGTCAGGGTCTTTATTGTCTTCCATATTAGTCCTATTCTGTGCAATCGCATGGTAAATCAAAACCTGTGAAAGGCAGTGGTTGCTGTGCTTCATGGAGTTCAATGATTGTCTTCCATGCATAGCTACGACCCAATCCTTTGATGCTTGTTAGTTCAGCTTGAGCTTCAATATCTAACGCTCTGTTGAGTAGCTCTGGGTAGGTTTTATGTAGCTCTATAATCTCATGCTTCTTAGACGAAGGACAGAAAAAACAAGCAGACTTACCAGGGTTTTTTAAACCAGCCTTTTCAATTTGCTCTAAACAGTCTTCTCTTTCCCATCCCCATTCAATCAAAGGATATTGATAGGTGTACTTTGGGTCGTCTCTCTTGGCTGCATTGTCAGCACGACGAGATTCACCAGCATCATAGCCAATGTATTTCACAGCTTTTAAGCCTTGTTTCCAACAGTCCTTAGCAGGTTTCCAACTGTTTAAAAACTTGTCTTGAGGAGCTATTTTATGCTTCTGTGAACAGCTTTTAAAACCATACGCAATAGAAGGGAGATTGTGTCTTCTGTGACACTCTTGTTCAAGCGTTTCACGAGAGCCATCTCTACGAACTCTTTCCACAATCGTAATCGGTGGATAGCCTTTATCGACGAGCCACTGACTGAATGTTTCAATGTGTTCGTAGGTGTGTGGTCGCTCACCGCCAGTGTCAGCAAACAATATCAAATCAATCGGTCGTTGATGCTCAATCAAACCAAGTATCATTGCGGTAGAATCAACACCGCCTCCAAACGCTACAATGTGTGGAACTGTGTTCAATGTGTGTCCTTCCAAGTTAAGCCTGTCCTATACTCACCGCCTAGAGGACAACGCATTTTCAATACTTTACCTGCTTCTTCGATAGCCAACACACCGTATTGACCGACTAAATCAGCAGTCTCTTCTTTGGTCTCAATCTGCCACTCATCGTGGACATTAGCACAGAACTTGTGTTCTATCTTTTCTCGCTTCAAGCGGTTAGACAATAACACAACTGCTTGCTTCATGACGATTGCACCAGCACCCTGCAATAGCGTGTTAAGCGACGAGTGCTCCGAACGAACGAGTAACTTGCGTCCGTCAAGACCTGGAAGCCAGCCTTTCTGAGAGTAGATGCGACTAACTTTCTCACGAAGTGCTTTGAGTTTCGGTGTGTTGCGTAGAAAACTAGTAATGAGCTTTTGTCCCTCTTTCGCACCACCTCCAACAATCGACCCGATTTTGGGACTTCCTGCACCATAGAGGAATGCATAGATAAATGTCTTAGCTTGATTCCTCGTTTCAAGTCCTGCAGCCTTCTGGTTCGCTGTGTGTATATCGCCCGATACAACTTCACTTGTATATTCATCGTCGTTCATATAGTGAGCCAACATCCTTAACTCCAATCCTGAAGCATCAATGCCAACTAATCTATTGCCTTTCTCTACTATCCATAGGTTTCTACACTCAGGTCCATACACAGCACCGCTGTTAGGAATCTGTGCCATGTTAGGACTCATGTGCGTCATACGACCAGTCACTGCACCGTTGGTGATGACACGACCATGAACCCTGCCGTCTGATTTAACTGCTTCTAGCCACGATTCTATCTGTCCTATCCGCTTTTGTAGCATCAAGTATTCTGCTATGGCTTTCGCTTCTGGGATGTCGATGCCTTCGAGCGTGGTTTCGTCGACGATGATTGAGCCTTTCTCTGTCCTTTTGGTGGGCTTCCAACCTTTTTCTTGGAGACGCTCTGCGATTTGCTGACGGCTGCCTGGGTTGAAGGGTGTGACGATGTCTTCGAGCTTTCTTCCGTTTTTAGCGACTCGATTGGACTCGACCTTCGCAGGAAATATGCTTTGTAACGCAACTGTGTGAGCTTCCAACTTAGCCTTAAGACTGCATAGAAGTTCCATAGCTCCTCTTTCATCGAGCTTAAAGCCGTTTCGTTCTTGTTCCGCAATGATGATTGCGACTTGGTGTTCGAGTTCGATACTCTTTTTCGAGTAATCATTTTCCATCTCCTTCGTTAAGTATTGATAAAGTTTAGCTGTTACTAAGGTGTCTTGTTTACAATATTCCAACATCTCATCTGTTAAGCCGTTGTCAAAGTCTTTGAAGTCTCCTTTAGGAAACCCTAGTCTCTGTCCCCAAGCAGCAAGGCTGTGTCCATCTTCTAGTGATGGGTTATACAGCCTAGACAACACAAGCGTGTCAAAGACCTGTGACTTCTTTGCCTGTATTTTCCATATTTTCTTTAATACAGGGAAATCGAAGAAGATTCCGTTGTGTGCGATGATTTTCTCGACTGAGTCTAGGTATTGCTGTAAGTTGTTTGGCTGTGTGAATGTAGACACAATGTCGGTGTCTAAGTCACGACAGACCACACACCATATCTTATCGTGTGCTGAGTTGGTTTCGATGTCTAAGATGATACGCATTAGATTAGTGTAACCAAGTCTGTTAACTTAATCAAGTATAACTTTGATGTCATGTCATCGCCACCACGAACAGACCGTGGTTTCTGCTTTGCAATGTACTTACGCAGTGTGCTCACTTTGATAAGAAAAGATAAGACAATGTCGTCGCCCATAGCAAGATTGTGAAGCCAGTAATCAGCGTCAGTAGTAACAATTCCAGAGGGCTTATTTCTGGACTCGTATTCAATGACGATGTTACCTGTCGTCTTCCACTTGTCTTTCTCTGTTTTGACCTCAATCTTACTTTGTCCGAGAATCTCTGCAACTTTGTGTTCAAACACTTTCCCATAAGCTAAGTCCAAATCAAATCGTTTATCGTTGTTAAAAATCATTTTGCTAACCCCATGTAAAGACCAATCTGACTAAACGCATAACCTATCCACATGATAGCTGCACCAGTGTTACCTAAATAGTATTGTTGACAACCAACCACAAAGTAGCCGATGCCGACGACACTTACGATGTAGTGGCTGATAGTCATTTCTTCTTAACAACTTTCTTAGGCTTGATGTTCAAGTCTTTCATCGTCTCTTCCACTGCTTCCATGATACTTGGTCGTGGTTCGTTAAACAGATGAGCGAACAAGTCCTGTATCTCTGGCTCTGTCAAGATGATTGACTTACCGTTGTTAAAGTGAACTTCTCTTTCGATAACCCAGGTGATGCTAGAGGGATTGAAGTAGTACTGTCCAATCTTAATCATAATTTAAATACCTTTGTCC